AGCTTGTAAAGGTCAAAATCCTGCGGATTTTGACCGACCGGCGTCTCACGCATTTGCGGATTACGGAAACCATCCTTCAAATTACGGATAGCATCCACATGATTGCGCGCAGGAAACGGCGACAAATACACGCCGGTCTTAACGTCGTAGATTGCGAACAAAATCAGCTTCACGGTCAAATCTCCAACTCAAAAGAGACGATTTTAGCGTGCAGAGCACGCACTTTAGCGGCAGCGTCACGATACGCCGCCGCCACTGCCGCGTCTTTTGCTGCGCGCTCAGCGCGCTCAAAAGACTTGCCATACATGTCAAGAGCATCAAGCACAACCTGCTTTTCGGCACTCGAAAGAGTTGACTTCGTAGTGGCCATGTCGGAACTCCTTAAATGAAATCACGAACCCGGTCGGGTTCGCCGAAACGACGAATGGACAGCCAGATATCATCGCAAGCGATCTGGCGAGCTTTGCTAACAGTCATATGAAACTCCTTACTGTGGAACATTCCACAGAACATAGTATAACACAACACAAACAAAAAACAACTACCGTCCGTCGCTTGAAGAAAAAAAAGTAGAACGCAGACGGACAGAATACAGTTTATCAAGGCGCGCAGCCAGCATCCTGGCATGCAAGCGCATCACCCGCGTCTGGCGCATGTAGAACGCCACCCGCTCCGCCTCACGCGGAAGGGGTGGCAAAAAAACAAAAGGAGCGGTGGAACCACCAGTGGTGGCACCACACGCTCCGGAGGGGGCCAGCGGACCTAGTTACGCTGACATCAGGGGCTACGCCCCCGATACCCCCGGAGACACGCTCTCCGGAGGCACAGCAGGTTGAGCCTGCTGCTCCTTGACAGGAACGAGGCCGAGCTTTTCAGCTTCGGCACGGTTCTTATCATCACTCACGAACTCAAGCAACTTCTGCGGATCGTTGTCGAAACGCGCCCGCAAATGAGCGGGCAAATCCATGAACGAATCACGCGCTTTACGCACGGCATCCATAGCGGAGCGGTAATCAACGACCGCAGAGAAATCACCATACTGAGGCAGCACAATGTTCTGAGGCATCACGCCGGTAACTTTGAACTTTTCCAGCATGACATTAATGTCCACATCATCCTTCATATTCTGCTGAGCAAGGGAAGGGTCTTTGCACTCAATATCAGAACCGCGGAAAGGCTCCGAATAAGCATGTTGAAATTCCATGACAAACTCCTTAGTTAACGACCACGCGCAAGACCGCGCAAAATCAACTGAATGATGGGCCCCAATTGGCCAAGCTCGCGGCCAATATTACCCATCTTTTCAGCAGCAGCAATATCGAAATCAATCAAGCCTTTTTGAGCACGCTTGAGCAATTCATCGGCTTCCGCCTGGAACTGCTGCGTATTCATAAGGTTAATCTCCGCGCGCATCTTTTGGATAGTTTCGCGGAGCACATTACCAGTCTCAGTCAGGTTATAACCTTCTTTAATGAGGTTTTGATACTGCTCAAACAAATTACGGGTAACGGCTTTAACTTGCTCGTTGACAGAACCGAGATTCTGAATCTCCTGGCGCGTTTTATCAATCGTAGCCGTCGCCACAGACGCCGCAGTGTCGGCCTGCTGCTCAGCAGCAGCCGCCGACGAAGTGGACGCCCAAGCAGACAGGGACTGAGCACCAACCGGGCCAGGAAACACAGCAGCAGTACCGCCAGGAACAGACGCAGGACCTTGAGAAATCGCCAGCATAGGGTTTAGGCCGGCAGCCTTCATATCCCGCATACCACGTTGCCATGCGGTGTTAGACATGCGCTCTTGAAACGCACGATTAGACATTGCCTGATCTTCGGCAAAATCATTAGCACGCTCCTGATCGATAAGGCCACCAATGCCACCGGCAATTGCCGTGGCACCTTTAGACCAACCGAGTAGCGAACCAACGCCACCAAGAATTGCACCTAGCATAGTGACACCTTAGAAATGATCAACCAAACCGGGCACGCCATACATGGGCAGAGGCCGAATAGCTTGCACATCAAACAACGTATCAAGCAAAAACTGCTTACCGGTGGACGAGGGAACCGCGATCACACGATCAACCGGCGGATTTTCCTCAATGAAGGTTTGGTTAAGGGTAGGCAGCGCTGTAAATCGCTGGGCGAGGTGCCAAATGTCCAGCGTACCTGCCGCAGTTGAGCGGAACAAACCAGTGATTTGCGACGGATGGAAACGCATTTCGCCATAACGCTCTTGATACCCGAACACCGAATTGTCGTTGGCATCACCACGACAATAGATTTCCTTGTTAAGCACAGCTTGTTCGCCGAGATGCGCGAACACCGGGAAATAAAAATCGTACCGCGTGGACCGAGACCAATGGCGACGGAGACCTTGTTGGTAGGTGTTTTCACCACGGACATTAACGATCCCGATAATGTAACCATGCTCTGTCGCAGCGTAACGAAAATCATGACCACCTACCGAAATCATAGTACCAGTTGCAGAAAGATTGCCAGCAGGAGTAGTGCCGCCAGTAACACCGGTAGCGCTAGTTTGCACAACACCGTTAATAACGATCGGAGTGGACCCTCCGCCGATGTACTCAGGACGCTGCAAACGGGCATCAGGAGAGCGCACACCAAAATGACTAAGCACAAGCTCAGTGTAACGAGTTCCGCCACGGGCGTCCCTTTCAAGAAGTCGCTGAACCTGGAAAGCAAGCCGAATAGCGTTGATAGTCGCAGCAGTAGCAGACGACAAATCCGCAGTCAGCCCAGCGGCCACAGTGGAAAAGGCAATACTCTGTGCAGGCTTATTGCCGAACAACGACGCAGCCGGGTTACCGGCACCGGACACATACGTGGAACCACCACCAGGAGTGGAGATATTCATAGCAGAACCGCCGCCGTTAGCCGCAGAACGCCAGTTAACATCGACCGCGGGCAAAGACAGGTTACCCGAACCGATCAACGGGGCAGTACCACCGAGCGGAAGCGAAACCGCCGCACCCTTTTGAGGCCACGGCAGACAAGAAGTGAAGTAATCGTGCCGCTTGCCACGCCGTTGCAGCACGTAATCAGTGGCCAAATCCGGACCATCACCGACAGGCGTGGGACGCGAATTAATGAGGTTTTCATCACGGAACCACTCATTGTAAATAAGGTTATACATCCTGAGCGGAAGCACCGAATGCGAGATCGTTGCACCGCCAGCCAACTGACCAACAGTGGGCAAACCCATGTAATCGAAGATGGAGTTAACCGCATAACCACCAGCAGGAGACACTACCTGGGGAACCGTGTACGAAATAGTATCGCCGGGGTTACGCTGCTCACCCATCATCTTCACGAAATTGTCCCAAACCAGACGATTAGGGACAAAGAAAAAGAATGATTCAAACGTCAAATCATCCATGAACGGAGTAATAGGCGTGGCGAGCCGAGCGATCGCGTGCATCTGACCGCGAAATTCATCGCCAGGGACCAATTCCTCAACATAGATAGGAACGAGAAACCCGGCATCAAACGTCGTCTTATGCGAAAACCGCATCTTGAACGCCGAGCGGGGCACTTCAGCACGGGGAATCATCGCAAAATCATGCGAGGTAATTTGATCGTACAACATCATGAATCCTTTAAATCACGTTTGAAAATACCTGTGCGAGCGCGAGCATAAATAGCGCGAGCAGCGCGACGAGACGGAGCATCTTCGGCAACCCTTTTAGCAAGGGAAGATTCCGCGTTACGAGAAGCGCGAAAGCCAAGATCAAGGGCCAAATCAGATCCAACATCCTTAAGCAACTCCTTGTAATAACGAGGCACAGGCGCCGGAGTACCTTGAGCCGTAATCACGCGGGCGTGCGGGAACACATCCACCATGAAAAACTCCCGAAACCAAGACTTACCAATACCCTTGGAACACAGGAGAAACTCAGGATTAGGCAAAATGACTTCACCCGTATCCGGGTCACTCCACAGAGGCAACGGATTAGCATTTTTGCCAGAGATACGCTTGGTGATATATCGGGCAATATACGCCGCAGACTCAAACGTAAGGCTGCCAATCGTGTGACCGAACGGGAACGACGACATACCCCAAGCCTTACCAACCAGGGGCGACACGTACATTTTATCACCACGGATGCCTTCGCCATATTCAATCCTATCCTCACGAAAATCAAGACCGAACAAAGCCACATGGAAATGTGGCCTGCGCCGCAGCTCGCCGTACTCACCGGCAGCCACATAGCGAAACGGCCCCGTATATTTACGGAGCCGCTTAAAAAACAACTGCAGATCACGCTTAATCAACTGACCATGCTCAGGCAAATGAGCATCATCGTAAGTCAGCGTGAGAAAACAGTTTGCATCGTGCATCGCACTTTCGTGCGTAATGCGAATCGCCCACTCGCGCGAGTATGCGAGACGGCACTCCATGCACTGACCGCAACGCAAAGGCCCATGC